TACATACCATTAGGTTTAAATACAGAGTACGATTCCAAGAATCACTTTGCAAAAACAGATTTAGTACTGATTGGCGGACGTAGAGGTAGTGGTAAATCTTTAGTATGTGCAAACATCGCAGTAAACCAGTATGAATCTGGTAAGAGTAGTCTTTTCTTTACAATAGAAATGACAAAAGACCAGACGTTCAGACGTATGGCATCTATTGCCACAGGCATACCTTTGGAGAGACTGAGAAATCGTATGCTGACTCAAAAAGAGTTTAAGCGTCTTGCAGAATGGAATGCAAGCAGATACGAAGGTAGTGCAAATATTCTGAATGATTTTTATACACATGGAGATTACGATAAGTTCCAAGAAACTTTGATTAAACTTCCTCTGCGATTAGATAAACAAATGGATATAGTCTATGATCCAGCCTTAACTTTAGCTAAAATTAAAGCTGAAGTAGAAGTTCGAATGAATTATTTGGACATCGGAGTAGTAATTGTAGACTATATCAACCAAGTAAAAAGATCCACGCTTCCAAGTAAGGGCGGACAATATGATTGGACAGAGCAGATTGAAGTCAGTAAGACTTTGAAACAGTACGCTCAAGAGCATAAGTGCTTATACGTAAGTCCATATCAGGTTGACGCTACAGGAGAGGCGCGTTTTGCAAAAGGTATCTTAGATGCCGCAGACGCAGCTTACTCCCTTGAGACTTGGGAGCCTGGTGATAACTGTATGACTTTTGAGTGTAAGAAGATGAGGAACGGACCCATCGAGGACTTTAGTTCTCATATCGAATGGGACACACTAAAGATAGGCCCTCAGTCTACAATGACACCAAAACAAAAAGATGCAATGAAAAAAGAAATGTCTTCAGGAGAAGAAGTACAGGAGTTATAATGGCAAGTGATAGAATAGGAAAAAGGTCAGCAAATCTAATAGCACTACCTCCACATGAGTGGAAAACCTATAGTGCTTCTACAATACTTGAAAAAGATGTAGTTGCTGAAAACATAGAAAACATACCTGTAAATGAACCACTTATGGAAAGTTTACTTGCAGAAGGTATGCATAACCCAATACTATGTCTAAGCACTTACTGGCCTATTGCAGGTGGACAGCGCATGAGAGCTATCCACGAAATCAGAAAGCAAGATGAGGGCTTTGATATTCATGATATGCAAGTCATGAGATTTACAGAACCTTATCACAACTTGTATTATCTATGGGGCGATATCGCAGAAAGAGATCGTATCATAGCTATTACATTTCAATTATGGGAGCTTGTATTTAAAAGTTTGTATTATGATGCTGGCACAACGGAAACGGGGGTCGACATGACATATTACGAAGATTTAGGAGAAGAGCTAAAATGGAAGCTGAACGAAGAGAAGAATACGAAGGAGAGTTCATAAATGATATTGGATTAGGAATATCAAGAGTACTATATGCCATTACATGGTTTTTTAGTGCAATTCTTGCCATAATTCCTTTATTATTTATATTTACATTATTTATATGAACGTAGACGAAATTTTACATAAACATAAAATAGTATATCGCAATCAAGGTGCGGACTATGTTGTGTCATGTCTGAATCCAGAGCATGATGATAGTAACCCGTCTATGCGTATTGATAAAATTACAGGAATCTTCAACTGTTTCGCCTGCGGTTTCAAAGGAAATATCTTTAAGTACTTTGATGCCCCAGTTAGTCACCTTGAGATTAAAAGAAATAACATAAAGAAAAAGATAGAAGAAGTAAGGGCACAGAACATAGGACTACTTACACCCACAGATGCGCTACCATATATTGGTAACTTTAGAGGGTTAAAGCCTAAGACTTATGCCGACTTTGGAGCATTTACGCACCATGACTCACAATTTATTGGCAGAGTTGTATTTCCAATTACGGATATTACAGGTGCTACAAGAGCCTTTATAGGCAGACATCAAGATAGAACAGTAGTACCAAAGTACTTAATCTATCCTCCAAAATCTAAGTTGCCCTTGTTTCCTTTTAATGCAAAGCCTATCATGGGCAGAGTAATATTGGTGGAAGGAATTTTTGATGCGTTAAACCTTCACGATAAAGGTTTAACAAATGCAATGTGTTGCTTCGGCACACAAAATATCGATACATACAAGTTAAGTATGTTAAAATTTATAGGTGTCCGACAAGTAGATATTCTATTTGATGGAGACACCGCAGGGAGAGAGGCTGCAGAGAAAGTTGCAGACTTATGTGAACAAGTAGAGCTTTTGGCTAACATAGAAAAGATGCCTGATGGATTAGACCCAGGTGAGTTACCAAAAGACAGAGTAAGAAAATTAAGAGAGTATTTATATGACTAAAGTAGCTTTAATAGACAAAGCACCAAACAGAACAGATTATGTCACTCATTTTCAGAATGAATTTGAGTTTGACCATTTCCATTTGTGTAGCAATCCAGACATTAAAAAAGTTTTAAAACGTGACGTAGACATCGATATCGATATTGATGCTTACGACTGGGTCATTCTAGTAGGGAGTGAGGCATTACAGCAGTTCACACCTGAACGATCAATCACAGAGCATAGCGGGAGACTTATAGATGATAAATTCCTCCCAGTTATCAATCCTGCTATGCTCGCCTTTAGACCAGAGGCGAGACGTACTTGGGAGGAATCACTAAAGAATATCTTGGGATATGTTAGTGGTGACTTAAAACCAGTAGATATATCTACAGAGTCATTCTATGGAATTGACAACAAGGAAGAGGCAATTGAATGGATAAACAAAGCGCTAAACGCTCCAACAGGTTATATCTCATGCGATACAGAGACCACGGGTCTATACCCCAGAGACGGGCATATCCTAGGTCTAAGTCTCGCTTATTGCAGAGATCACGCAGTTTATATTTTAACAGATGTGGTAGACGAGGACGTGGAGGTTTTACTCCAGAAGCTCTTTACCAAAAAAATCACTGTGTTCCACAACGCAAAGTTTGACTTGGCATTTTTAGAGTACCATTTCAACTTTGAGTTTCCTCGCATAGAAGATACAATGTTGATGCACTATATGTTGAATGAAAATCCAGGCACGCACGGATTGAAACAACTAGCTTTAAAACACACAAAGTATGGTAACTATGAACAAGAATTACATAATTACATAGCTGATTATTGTAAACGTAACGGAGTTCTAAAGTCACAGTTCACTTGGGAGTCTATCCCATTTGATGTGATGCAAGTATACGCAGCGATGGATGCCGCAGTTACTTATGAACTCTATGAGCTTATGCTAGAAGCTCTTAACAAAAACCCAAAACTAGTACGCGTATACAAGGATATCCTTATACCTGGTATGCTTTTCTTAAAAGATTGTCAAGATAATGGTGTTCCTTTTGACCGTAGAAGGTTAGAAGAGGCACAGAACTTGATGGAGAAAGATATACAAGAGGCTATCGAAAAACTTTACAGCTTCAAAGAAGTTAAGTTATTCGAACAGGCTCAAGGCAAAGAGTTCAACCCAAATAGCACAGTACAATTACGTAGCTTGCTGTTTGATGCTATTGGACTTCAACCTACAGGTAAAATGACAGGTACAGGTGCACACTCAACTGATGCAGAAGTGCTAGGCAAACTAGCAGAGCAGCACCCAGTACCAAATCTAATCTTAGATATTCGTCAGAAGTCTAAGATTAAAAACACTTACTTAGATAAAATTATACCACAACTTGACAGAGATAGTAGATTGAGAACTAATTTCAACCTACATTCTACAACATCAGGTAGACTTTCTTCAAGTGGTAAACTGAATATGCAACAGATACCTCGTGACAACCCGATTGTCAAGGGTTGTATCAAAGCAAAAGAAGGTAATCAGATAGTAGCTATGGACTTAACAACTGCAGAGGTATACGTTGCAGCAGCGCTGTCTGGTGATAAAAATCTAAGTGAAGTATTCAGGTCTGGTGGTAACTTCCACAGTACGATTGCGAAGTTAGTATTCAGACTTCCATGTGAGGTCGATGAGGTTGGTGAACTATACTCTTTCGAGAGGCAGGCTGCAAAGGCTGTTACTTTCGGTATAATGTATGGAGCAGGGCCAAATAAGATTTCACAACAAGTAACAAAAGACTCAGGCTCACACTTCTCAGTGCAAGATGCACAAGGAGTTATCAATCAATACTTCGATCAATTCAGCAGATTGAAGCACTGGTTGGAAGAGCAGAAAGAGTTTATCGAGGCTAACGCTTACTTATACTCTACCTTTGGTAGAAAGCGTAGACTTGAGAATGTAAGAAGTGCTGATAAAGGTATAGCAAGTCATGAAGTGAGAAGTGGTATAAACTTCTTAGTTCAGTCTGTGTCATCTGATATGAACTTGCTTGCCGCAATAGATATGAATAACTATATAAAAGAGAACGGACTCAAGAGTAGAATATTCGCTCTTGTACATGACTCTATTCTTGCTGAGTGCCCACATCATGAGATTGATGCATACAGTAAGAAACTGACAGAGTTTGTACAGATGGACAGAGGCGTTTTCATAAATGGTGCCCCTGTTGGTTGTGACTTTGAAATAGGTGAAGACTATAGCATGGGTAAGTACACCAAAATGTATGGTTAGATTTGACTTAGTGTACCCAGTTTATGTTTTAAACTCTCAGAATATCTGGGAACAAGACGGCATTGTCTTTATAGATGATAAAGTGCTTGACGATTTAAACCAAACTGGGGATACTATTGGGCAGAGAAGGTTGAGGACACCTTTGAAAAATTTGTTTCCACTTAAGTTTCAAATTGATGATGTAGTGGGACTTATAAAACATCGAGGAAGGAGTTATGTTGATACAACTGGTAAACATTTTTATTATCAAAAAACAACATATACTCAGTTAGTATGTCATAAGATACGAAAAGTTGAAGATCATGGACAAAGTTCTACGATTTGGCTCAAAGACATACATCATTCTTTCTCAGAAAAACGTCCTCCAAAAAGTACCGAGTCGTGGGCACAAGTGCTATACCTAAACGGATTGCCGTGGGTTATATACGACTTTCTTGAACAAGAACAAAAACCGACAAGACGAAAAATATGAAAGCTGTACTAAGTAATAGAATCTATATGAACGCAACTGCAAGTCAGCAGTCTGCGATTGATAGTACATTAACATATACAATACCAAGTCACGATCCACGAGACCCACCCATTACAATTAAAAATATGGGAATAGTTCGAAAAGACTTAATTACTTTACCAAGCGGTAGGGAAGATTTAATTCCAAAAGATTATGAAGTAGTTGATAAGAGAGTGACCAAACCGATAGAATTTCCTACGTTTAAGTTTGAATTACGACCAAGCCAGCAAGAAGTTTTTGACAAAGTCGATAGCAGTTGTATAATTAACGCTTGGGTAAGCTGGGGCAAGACATTTACTGCCTTAGCAATCGCATCAAATCTTGGTCAGAAAACTTTGGTTGTTGTTCACACTTTAGCTCTGCTAAAGCAGTGGCAAACAGAGGCGAAGAAAGTCTTTGGTATTGACGTAGGAATTATTGGTGCAGGTAAATTCAATATGGATAGTCCTATCGTAATCGGGAGTGTTCAGAGTTTATACCGTAGAGTCACAGACATTTCTGACCAGTTCGGAACTGTGATTTTAGATGAAATGCAC